CCGGTCAGCGCGACATCAATCGACTGGGTGAACCCGTCCACCGCCGTGGCGCTCAGGCCGATGGTATTGGCATACAACCGGATGGCCGCCACGCCTGCCTTGGTGCTGTCACTGATGTACTGGGTGGTCCCCGCGTCGGCTACGCCCCACGTTGAATTGTTGGTATTGCCGCCGCCCAGGAAGCCCCCCTCTTGTTTGAAGTCTGCGCGGGTGCCAACTTGGCCCGAGGGGATGCCGGTACTGGACAGCGTAGCCGTGAGTGCGTTGCCCGTTGGGGTGATCTTGTATTCCATGGCGGACTTGAGCAGTGCAACGGCTGCAACGACTGCACCAACGTAGGGAATAGCGGTGGCCGCTGTCGATGCAAAGCCGCTGAGCGCTGTTGTACCCGCATAGCCAGCCTGCGTGAGGCTGGTGACCATCTGTGCAGTGGTCCCGGTCATCCCGATCATGCTTTGGGCGCTTGCCAATGCAGCGGTGCCGAAAGTGGACATAGAAGCAGCAGCCTCGGGAAACAGGGAGGCGATACCGCTGCCACCGGAACCACCGAACAGGTTGCCCAATCCGCTGAGCGCCGATCCGCCGCCCGTGGCGCTAGCGGCCGTTGGGTTCAGAATGGACGCGCCGAAATTGGAGATCGGCTGAATGATGGGCTGCAAGATGAGGTGCGCAAACCACTCCTTGACGTCTTTCAACAGCTTCTTGACGGCCGAGTCGCCACCTTCTGCGATGGCGGAATAGAGCCCGTCGCCAATCTTCTTGCTGGAGGCTTCCCACGCTTTTTCCGCTTTCTTGGCGGCTTCGGCCAAGGCGCTAGTGGCTGCGGCGGATGCTTCGGCTGCGGCGCCGTCGCGCAGGAGCGCGGCATCTTCCTTGCGCTTGGCAATGATTTGGTCTAGGTAGACCAGGCGGCGCGCGTAGATATCGCGGTCACGGTCTTTGAGGACGTCCATCAGATCGACCTCGTTCAGCAGGGCTTTTATGGCGTCGTCTTCGCGCTGCAATGACTCGGTGTCAGCGTCTTCCTTCGCTGCGCGGAGTAGTTCGATCTGTTCTTTAGTCTTGCCGATTTCGGCATTGTGCTCACGCTGTTTGGCAATCTTGACGTCCAGACGCTTCAATTCGGACACACCGGCTTCATCGACAGCCTTCATTGAGGCGTCTAACGACTTCCTTTGTATGGTCTCCCATTCGACGGCGCTGGCGGTGATGACCTTGGTGATGTTGCCGTAGGTCTTCTCGAACGCCTCGGTCAAGGTCAACAGACTTTTGATCTTGGCGGAGGCCTCCAGCGGTGTCTTGGTAATGGAGTTTGCGATTAAGGATGCCTCGGCGGCATACGAGGCTTGCAGGGTCGCCACGTAGTCATCACGTGCAACCTTTTGCCCAGCGAAGAAGTCGGCGTCGGACAGACCGAGGTCTTTGTGGTAGGTCTGGAGCTTCTTTTCGCGTTCGTCGTAGATTTCTTTCTCGCGGTCCTGCGCAGTGCGCTCGATCAGCAGTGCGTCGGCCAGGTCTTGGGCGCGGGTGTCGTTGCCCTTGGTTTGCGCGGTATGCGCTTTCTTGATGGCGGCCTCCATCGCGGTGATTTCTTGCTTGTGCGAGTCGGTGTAGCCTGGATCGGCAGCATCTTTCTTGGCCACCGCTTCGCGGTATTTGCCCAGCTCGATGTTCAGTTCGCTTTGGCTATTTTTGAGGTACCTCAGGTCCATTGCGCTGATCAAAGCCGACGCATGGTTGGCTTCGGACTGGACCTGGGCCTTGGCTCCTTGTTCGGCGGCGACGTTGTTGACTAAGATCAGCGTGCGCTTGATGTCAATGATTTTCTGCTCTTCAACGGCGATTTGATCGTCGGTCCACCAGTTGTTGTTGCGATTGGCCTTGATGCCATCGAGTTTGGCCTGAGCGGCTGCGAGATCGGACGCTGCGGTGGCTTTTTTCCCGAAGTCTCCAACTGCGTCAACAGCGCCTCCAATTGCCTGTTTCACGCCATTCCATGCGCGGGCCACAGTCCCCAGGTTGCCAACGATTTCATCAGCACGGTCCTTGGTTACCTTGGCAAATTCGTCGGTAGCCAGCTTGGAAGCTGCCTTCTGGTCGCCCTCGCGTTCCAGTGCGCGGATCTGGTCGTAAACGGATGTGGTCAGAAAATGGTATTGGTCATCAAGCTTGAGCGTAGCCTTGCTGATTTCATCGGAGTATTTGGAGTGGGCCGTGGCCTGTACCGACAAAGACTCGAATTGACCGACCAACTTTTCTACCGACTTGTCGGTGCCGCCCGTAGCGTGCTCCATGGCGATGACCGCAGTGGTTACGTCGCCAATTTGCTCGCTGGTGTATTTGCCGCTGGCGGCAAGCTCGGTCACAATCTTCTTTGCCTCGCTCAAACTGCCACCACTTGTGACCGCGGCATGTGCTAGTTGGTTGAGCGAATCGCTGGTGGCACCAGCATAGTTGCCGGTGAGGATGAGGGCGTCATCCATGGCGCGCTGTTCGGCAGCGCCCTTGACCATGGCGTAACCGGCAAGGCCAACGGCTGCGGCAAGGCCTGCGGCCGCGATGCCTGCGGCGGTGAACAGCAGACTTGCGGCCCCGGTCTGCTCGGCCAGCACCATCATGGATCCGCCAAACTTTTGGTAGTTGCCCTGGCTCAGCTCGTGGGCCAGCACAACCAACTCAGTTTTGGCACGGGCCGTGCGAAAGCCGAATTGTTCAGTGTGCTCCCCGGCCTTCTCGATGGTCGCGATGTAGGGCTTGGCCGCGTCAGAGACTCCCAGTAGTGCCGCCTGGTTGCTAAGCAGCTCAGCACGGGTAAGCGATACGGCCTGGGCCTGCTCTTGCAGTTTCTTGATGAAGGTATCGCTGGCGCTGCCGGCCTGGACGAAAGCACTGCTGGTTTTGTCAGCCGCGTCTTTGGCGGCGGTGCCCATCTTGCCCAGGTTTTGGGTGGCGCCGTCCACCACCAACTGGAAGTTGCCGCCTTCGGCTGACAGGACGAATTTGACTTCATTGGCCATGGATCAGTCCTTGCGGTTGGCGCGCACGTTGAGTATGTGCAGCACCTCGGCCTCTATGGTGCGGAACTTGTGCACCGTGTCGGCATGGTTCTGCTTGGGCACATTCAGCCAGTGCAGTTCTTGCTTGACGTTGACCGAACGCGCGGGCGAGTAGTGCACGCCGCCCATGCCGCCCATGCCGCCCAACGAGACCTCGCGCTGGCTTTGGCACTGCAGGTACAAGAGCAATGCTTGCCAGTTTTCGGGCCAGACCTCGCAGATGTCTGGTTCTGACGGCTCGGTTGGCTCCTGCGGATCGGGCGAGTCGTCTTCGATGATTTGCAGTCCAAAACATGCGGCGGCCTGGTGGGTTTGGTCGTCTTCAGCGGGTAGGTCGTCTTGGTCAGAGGTATTGCCCGCCATGACCGAGGGTTTGGTGGCATGGCGGGCAATCTCAATTAGTTTTTTGCTTTGGCCCTGAGGTACTGGTCAAAGAACGCCTGGGTGATGGTGCGGCGCAGGGGGTGTACGTCACACACAGCTGCCACATTGGCGGGGGTGAATTCCAGCGCGTTGCCGTTGTCGTCGAGCAGGTCATCACCAAAGCCGGTGAGCACTTCGTCAATGACGTCCTGATCCTTGGTGGTGCGCATGCCCTGATCGTCCAGAGTTTCGAGACGCTTTAGCAGTTCGTCGAACTCACTGGTAGACAGGCGCTTGAAGCGGACCTTAAAGTTGACTTTTTGCGCAGTGCCGTTGTCACCGGGGATTTCGGCCTTGATGGAGGCCAAGAAGTCTGCGGATACGGCGAGTTTGAAAGACATGAAATGGGTTCCTGAAAATGGATGGGTTTTGCGAATGGACAGGCGCTGTGGATCTGCGCTTACAGGCTGATCAGCTTCACTTCGTCATTGCCTGCAACGGGGTTGAAGCCTATGTCGAAGCCGATCAGGCGCATGCCGCTGTTGTCGACCTTCTTGGGGTTGAGCAGCTGGGCGGCGGGGGCAAAGACCATGATTTTGTTGCCGGCCGTATTGCCGATCACAAAGCCAAGGCCGGTGGAGACATTGGCCTTAACATTGGCCAGCTGAGTCACTTCTTGCGCAGCTGTGAGGTCAAACTCGACCGTGCCCTTGAGGTTGCGGTCGGTCAGCACGGTTTGCTCCACGGTAAGCATGGGGACAAAGGCGGTGGCGTTGCTCCAGTCCAGCGTCAGGCCGGTGGAGTTGTAGCTGGTGCCGCCTGTCAACACGCCAGCGGCATAAGTGCAGCCCAACACAATGTCGGTCACATTGGCCTTGGTGATGGTGGGCGGTACCTTCCACGCGGTCAGCACGGCAGTGGCATTGGCTACCGCAGTGGGGATGCCAT